CGTACTTCTCGATAGCAACGCCCATAGCATCGTCAATGGAATCAGCATTAGGATCAATAAGGAAATTCTTAGGGTTAACTGGTTTAATCTTGACCGCAACTCTATCTTTCTCTTGAACTCCAATAGCGGCTGCATTAGCAATGCCGGGAATCGCTTGAGTAGCTGGAATGTATTGCTTCTCAGTCTTAACAATGATCTCACCAATACCTGTACCATATATTTCAGCCATCAACTCAATCTGGTCAATAGCTTTCTTAATCTTGTCTCTCTTAAAGTCTTCATGCAGTTGAACCTTAATTTGTTCAACATCTAGAGGATTACCATCTACATCTAGAACGTCATCTGAGATGTCAAAGAATTCACCTTGACCGAAGATAGCTTCCATGATCTCAGCATGGCGAGTCTCAATGGCTTGCTGAGTAGCTGGAGAGATGATACGTGAACGCTCAGACTCTCTTCCCTTGTCCTCAGCAGCCCAGATACCACGGAATACCCTCTCGTACTCTTGCCACAAGTCCATGTAGTTAGCATCTCTGTGGTCACGCCAGCGAACAATGTGCTGAGTAACCCATGAGGTTAGTTCCTTTTCAGTCTCTGTTGGTTCTTCCCAATTAGAGTCTTTATCGTCATCGAACTGATCTTTAGTTAAAGCCATTGTCTTTATCCCTTATGTATTACCATTTAACTTTGTTGGCCCAGTAAGCTGCTGACATCTTACCTTTGGCAATGTTCTTAGCATGACGAGCTTTAAAGGAATCGTTACGAGCTGAACCTTCTGGACTACCTGAGACACCTTGCTGTCCAAACCTGATAGTCTTAACTTCATCACCCTCTTTAGCCACAACTACGTGACTCTTAGTTGGATGATTAGGTGTACGCTTAGGCTTGTTAAAACCACTTACACCAGCTCTATCAAGTCTAGAATCTTTAGAGGTAGCCATATCACTTAGCTTTCTTTTTAGGGGTACTCTTCTTAGTATGCACTAAGTAGTCACTAGAGGCTGTATGCTTAGCACCTGACATCAGCTTACCACTGGCATCCTTGTGCGTAGCACCTTTGTACTCTCTACCATCTTTAAAGTAATGTTTTACACCTGCTGCCATGATAATTAGTACATCTTCATTTTAGTAGGTTTCTTCTTAGCAGTCTTAGCTGACTCAATGAAGTCCATCTTAGACGGAGCAGCTTTAGAGCCTACCTTGTTCATCTTCTCACCTGAACCTGCAGCTATACGTTTACGTTTAGCGTTGATATTTGCATAGAGTCCTGTTTTAGCCATTGTCAATCTCCTTAATAGCCATTCGGTTAATAACCTGCAATCTTATCAAAAACTTCCCACTCATCTTCTTCGTAGTCAGCGTTATAGTTAGCTATAGCTAGTTGGTCAATGTAACTTAGAGCATCTACTAAGTCATCGTGTACACCAGCTGTTGGAAACATCACTAACTGATCTCTGAACTCACTCCAGTCCTCAGACTCATTGAAGGTAATCCTTCCATGTTCCATACGACCTTGTAAGCTCCAGACAACCCTATCAATCTTCTTCTTGTTACCATGACTTAACTCATGGATGTGTGAGTAGACATTATTCTTTCTCATCAAGTCATTCAGGTATGGCAGTACAGCATTCTTCAATGCTCCTCTCTCAATACCTATGCTTGTAGGTTCAAAGTCTCTAATAACCTTTAAGATGTTAACAGCAGTCTCTCTGATGTCCCACCTACCATGCTGTATCTTGTGTACCCACCAGTTACCATTATCCTCTAACTTAACTACTGCAATGGCAGTCTCATCTAATCTCTTCTTAGATGCACTTGCATTCTTACCAACCTCTTCAAAACCTGCTAAGTCGATGGCTACAATGTAGCTACCATACTGAGGTTCTTCAGCTAACTTAAACCATTCCTCTTTGAAGACATCAGCACCTGAGGTATCAAAGCTAGACAGGTATTCCTGCTTAAATGCAAAGGAACTCAGTGTTCTCTTAGCAGCCTCAATCTCCTTAGGATCAATAGTCTCATTGTCCTGAGTGGTAAAGTGCCATGACTTCCACTCCTCATCAATCCTATCCTCTTCAGTCTCAAACTTACCTAAGTTAAATACATCGTAGAACCAGTTACGTCCTGAAGGTGTTGAGATAAATAAAGCTCTACCCTTCTTATCTGACAGTGAGGCTCGTATAATCTTCTGCCATACATCTTCTTTAACGAAGGCACACTCATCAAGTACTACGTAGACTAATGAGACTCCTCGTAGACTATCTGGATTATCTGCACCTCTAACAAGTATCTTCCTACCATTAATTAGAGTAATCTCTAAGTTATTCACATGGCTGGACTTAATCACAGGTCTACCTAGCTCATGCAGTAAGTCCCACATAATCGTTCTAGCTTGTCCTAAGGTAGGTGCTATGTACATCACAGCTGAACCATCGGGACAATTCAAACCTTCAATCAGTAGCGATACAGCTGACAGTCTTGACTTACCACAACGTCTACCAGCTGCAACTACTTTAAACCTTGTAGAGTCTTTAAAGACCTCTTGCTGCCACTTAAGCAATTGGAAGTTAAGTTCAGACATCTATGACCTCAGTATCACTGGTACTTACCATTGGTGATGTTAAGCCTGTAATGTTGATAGACACTGTTGGTGTATTGTTTCCAGACTTCTGTGCCTCAAAGACACTCACTGGGACAATCCTATCAACAATTAACTTCCACGCTGCTGCTTGATTCTTATGTTCATCATTCAATGCTGCATCATATATAGCTTCTAGAACCTTAGCACTCTTAGGTGAGTTTAACATCCTAAGCTTATATTCATTGATGATGGCAGCATCACCCTTAGGTCTACCTACACTACGGTTCTCAGTGATAGACTTTAAAGCCTTGGTTGAGGTACGACCTCTCTTATTACCTGTTGGTCTTGTCATCTCGTCTTTGTCCTCTATTGGGAGACTTTGCTAAGTATAGTACTATAGAGTACTAAGACATTATGTTTAAGTTATTTAAGACATAACATTATAAGTAATTAATATTAATTTACTTAGTAAGTATGTATTAAATACAACTTAAATTAAATCTAAGTGTGTTTTAACTACTATGTTCCCCTACTAGGGTGTGCATATCAGCCTACTTAGTCTTAACTTAGAAGTGGGGTCAGGCTTCTTAGTAAACACAATTATTTCCTATTGAGAATATTATACACTACTAAGTCTTGACTTACCATGTTATGTCTAACTCTTTTACATATATTTTACTATTTATGTGATCTACGTCACATTTATGTTTACTTTAACGCTTCGCTGAAGTTCCCCTTTCACAGGGTGTCTAGATTGTACTTTGTAGTTCTACTTTTACTTTGTAGATCAATTAGTTATAAGTCATAACTAGTTAGGTCTATATTACCTTTTTTGTGAACTTCAGAGGCTCCCGCAATAGTATTCACACAACAGCTGACCCTCCCCCCTGTCACTTTGCAGTACCTCTGAAGTAAGCACTCACTTACAAATCATAAGTGTACTTACTATCTAGATCTAAATGAGAATCATTCGCATCTACAATGTTGGGGCGTGTAGGTCGGTGTAGGATCCTCTGAAGTCCTAATCAGTATCACCAACATGGTGCATTTGAGGGTATCACTTCACCATTATAGTGCATATTATCACCAATACAGTGCACCCTGTGGATAACTCTAGGAATTGTGGATAACTATTTAGCCTGTGGATAACTACACAGTCACACTCTAGAGATGCTTGTGGATAACCTGTTAGTCAGGGGTAAACTGCAAAGTTGGCACACTGCTTGCGTAGTAACATGCGTACCAACCAACCAACTAAGGACATAGCAACATGAAAGAACAACTCATTCACATCACATACAAAGACCAATACGGGATCCACTCATACTCACTAGAGGGCTTTGTAGACGGTGACTTTGTAGGCTTTGCCAGTGCCTCTAAAGACAGGGTACAACATGAGCTTGCATGGTACACTGACAACTTCGATGGCTTACCTGTATCATTTACCACAATCACAGAGGAATTAAAATGATGAACAAACAAACATTTTATGATGTCTTATGTGCTGTCAGTATCGGTCTGCTATTGGCTATCGGTGCACTTGCATACTTTGACGTCCTTGTCCCCTAAGTGACAGCCTATTGTGTAGCAGTGTGACAGACTGCTATGCACTGCACTGTCGCAGTAACCAAAGGCTACGGCCTAACTTTAAAGGTTTAACATGATCGCTATTCACACAAAGTATTTCGGCCCTACTAACACCAGAGGCTCACGCATCAAAGCGTATACGTGTAACTACTTTAACAATAACAACAAGGGCTTTGAAGTCTCTATACCATACGATCACGCTTTGAGTGGTGTTGACGTACATTTCAAAGCTGTCAAGGCTTTAGTGGCTAAGCATAAGCTTGATTGGAATCTTGATTTCATGCGATATGGTGATTCAGCCGATGGCAAGGGATATAGTTTTTGTTTTGATAGCTCATGCGTAGAGGTGAAATAATCATGATTGAAACAACACACAATAAACCATTGGCCATCAAAGGCCTCAAAAGCTACCGCTACAGAGGCCGTTATGGTTTCATAATGATCGGAGCCACTGACTCTCAAGATGCGCTTAAAGAGGCTTCTAGAAGTACTGAAAGCAAGGTAATAATTGACAACTTAGAAGCATGGGATTATTCTAAGTATATGTACACTCAAGCTATATAGGGAAACAGTAACATTATGAACACTAAACTACTAAAGCACTCACGTGATATTTTCAAGTCCTATGACGTACCGGAACACGTAAGGCGAAGCTATAGGCTTAAATGGGTGAGATCAATCAGGAACCTAGGTGATAAGTGGCTATTCGCTAAACATATTCAACGTAAGGACACAATACAATGACAATCGACACAATAACCTTTCACTTTGTAGGTGAATTAGAGGATTCAGGTGCTATCGTTGACGTTCAATGTCAGATTGACGAAGATGGGGATTGTAGAAGCTTAGACTCTGCAATGTATCAGGGTATTAACTTGCTTGAGGTTATCTCACACGATCAATGGGAGAACCTTCAATGGGAGGGTTCAAAGAAATATAAAGCTGAACACATGGAACAGTTGACCATTGACCATGACTTAGACCATGCCTAGAAGGGCTTTAAAGGGCTGTTTTAGCCTACATTTTAACAACTTAATACCGGAGGTGCTATGTTATACAATAAAGGCTCTATTGTAGGGTTCACAAATGATAACCCTAAAGTGGAAGTGGTTACTATAAAGTTTGATGCTTTGCTTGATGACAAAACCATTGAGGAAGTATTGGACACACTCAGGGGTAAGTTCAACGATTGGGGTGAACACCTGCACTTTAAAATGACCTTAGAAAGTGAGGATGTGTAAATGATCTCAGATGTTGACTTAAAAGACTGGATAAAGGAACCAAAGAAAATGAATGAGTATTGCTATCAGGTAAGCCCGACAATGGACATATGGGTTTATGCCTCCAGTGAGGAAGAAGCTGAAAGCATGGTCTATGAGCAGCTAGGGTATGACCCTGAGGAAATGGACTTGATTGAAGTGAGGGAAGACGTATGAAATGCTTATGTTGTGACAGGATTCTAACAGACTATGAAAGTACACGTAAACACGCTGTAACTGGTACATTCATTGACCTATGTCAGCAATGCTTTAAAACTGTACAGGCTGACTCACACCTACCTACAAAGGATCGTAAAGATTTAATATCCTCGGATGACATAGATGATGGATTAGATGAAGAGAGTGAGAGTCACGTTAGCGACACCAACAGTGAAGGAGACCATTGACAATCTGTACAAAGTGTGCTACCCTAACTTTAAAGATACTACAAAGTATCTAGGATGATTCATTGAAGTTAAATACACTATATAAGTATTATTTAAGTAATATACTTATAAAGACTTTAAAGTGTAAGATTTTGTAATGTGATATGGACTACAACCCTTTGAAAGGATAATTTTATGTCTATTGAAATGTTTGAGGATGATGGTGAAGACTTGGATGTCGTTCAGTATGAGTGTTGGTATTGGTCTGTCATTGACAGTATGGCTGAACTGATAATGAACAATGGACAAGGTAAGGTAATGTCTCATGTTGCTGAGGCTGTCTTAAACAAGGTACACAGCGGGTACGTAGCAGCTCAGGAAGACCCGTTCAAATGGTAATGGCTTTATTTGTCGTTATCTTAACTTTAATTAAACTGGTACTAAGCAAATGAACACAAACATTGATCCTGATAAGCCTTGGCCTTTCCCAACTAACATCATTCAAGGGGATAATGATGCTAAGTTGATAGCTGATTGTCTTGAACTGTTGCAGGACTTCACAGCCTTCCAGCTCAGGGGTGAAATCTACTATGGCTACCTCGATGTGAAGGCACTGAAGGTCATTGAGGAACTTAGGGAGGCTCAAGACAATGAAGCTAAACCTAGTACGTAAACCTAAGCCAAGTGAGTCTAAGCTTATCAAGCACATTGCCTGTGATGCCTGTGGTAGCTCAGATGCCAATGGCTTATACGATGACAATCACACGTATTGTTTCTCATGCAATACTTACTACAATGAAACTGATGCTGATGAACTGTCAGTTATGCAACAAGCAGTAGCACCACGAAAGACCATGATGTTAGACATCAAAGGAACCATCAAGTCGATACCTGATAGAGGTATCACCCTTCAAACCTGTGAGAAATATGGAGTTACACAAGATAATGGACAGCACTTTTATCCTTACACTGACGATGCCGGAGGAGTTGTTGCAGCAAAACTTAGACGAGTGGCAGACAAAACTTTCAGCATTCTTGGAACATTCACGAATGCTAGGCTTTTCGGACAGCAGCTCTTTCACGCTGGTGGCAAGGCAGTCACCATCACTGAAGGAGAACTTGACGCACTAGCAGCTTTTCAGATGAATGGTAGCCTCTACCCTGTGGTGTCAGTCAGAAACGGTGCACAGGCAGCTTTAAAGGACTGCAAGGCACAGTATGAGTGGCTAAACTCCTTCGATAGCATTGTGATCTGCTTTGATGCTGATGAACCCGGTAAGAAGGCATCTAAGGAAGTGGCTGAACTGTTCGGTCAGAAGGCTAAGATTGTGAAGCACTTGAGTGGCTACAAAGATGCCTGTGACTACCTCATTGCAGGTGCTACCAAAGAGTTTGTGAATGAGTGGTGGAGAGCTGAGGTTTACATCCCAGATGGCATCATCAATGCTGCATCTCTGTGGGAGGAAGTCATTAAACCTGAGGCTAAGGCTGAGGCTATGTATCCGTGGAAGGGCTTGAATAAGCTTCTCTATGGTATCAGACCTTCAGAGTTAATCACAGTCACTGCAGGTTCAGGACTAGGTAAGAGTCAATTTCTGCGAGAGATATTGTTCAATATACTGAACACTACGAAGTGGAACATTGGAGGTTTATTCCTTGAGGAGTCCACTCGAAAGACAGCTCGAAGTATCATGAGCTTACACGCTAACAAACTACTGCACTTACCTGACACCCCAACAACTGAACAGGAGCTTAAAGATGCTTTCGATGCAACACTTGGCACTAATCGTGTGTATCTCTTTGACCACTTCGGTAGCAGTGACGTTGATAACATTGCCAACAGAATCCGATACATGGCTAAAGCTTGCGATTGCAGGGTTATCTTTCTTGACCACATCAGTATTGTTATATCTGGTCAAGACAATGGAGATGAGCGTAAGGCTATTGATAACATGA